GAAAGAGTAACCGCATTACCTGTTACGGCAAAGTTTGCGTCCCCGCTAAGTGTTGTGTCACCAATTGTTGCTGTAACAGCACTACCATCTACTACGACAGTTGCTCCAGCTGTTACCGTTACAGAGCCTGTAGAGCTTGTAAGCGCGTTGCCCGTTACTTGATGCTCGGCAACACCTGCAATAGTAACGTCGCCTATAGATGCAGTTACCTCATTACCAGATATAATGATGAAGTTTTCATCATTACCTGTGCTGGCAAACGTTGTTGCTGCAAATGAGCGAACGCCAAACATTAGACGTCCTTGACGTTAGATAGTTGGCTATTTGCTTTTAGGTCTGCATATGCAAGTTTTATTGGATTGTCGGTTGCATCTAGACTGTAGTCAATTTTAAAATGATCTACATGACGATTAGATATACGCATAGATTGTTCTTTAGTT